GTCGCTTCGTTCAAGCTCTTGGACGCGATCAGCTCTTTCTTCACTGTCTCTAATTGCTGATTGGCTTCTGACAGCTGCGTTTTCTGCTCGGTCAAGAGCTGCTGCTTGGTCTCGTTGTTCTTCGCGAGCTGATTCAAGTTCGTTTCTAACTGTGTCAGCTCGCTTTCCGATATCTGATACATCGTTTCGGCCTGTGAAGTAGAACCAGCAGCTAGCCACAAGGAGCACGCCAGCAAGCAGATACATAATCTTTTTGTGGTCCACATTATACACTCCTTTATTTTATCCTCTTATATACATAAGGCGCTCCATCAATAGGAGTAACCCCTTCAGAAAATATAATTTGCCCGCCGTATTGCAAGAGATATGCACCTGACACCCAAGTACCCCCGTAGATCGAAGCAGGATTGATACTAGTGGTAGACATAATGATACTGCCCACAGGGTATATGGATGTTTTACCCATGTATAAATCTGCTAGGTTCTTACCATTCTCCTTGAATACGGGAGCGGAAACAGTAGCAGGAAATGTTGTTGATTTGTCCACGTCCACGGAATAGATATTATCTGTAGCCATGAGATTATTTGGTTCAGTCCAGCTTTTAGTGCCGTACCCTCTAATTGCATAAATAGTCTGTGATTGTGTCTCAAATCCTGTAGACAGTTTTGTTTCTCCGTTAGGCGGCGCTGTCATAAATGTAAAACGATAATTCCAGGGTTGGTTTGTTTGTGTCGTACCACCACCAAATATATTGGTTGGCTGTTTAATAATATTAGGGCCACTCCATCCTGTCATACGTGGTCCACCATCATGGCAAATACTCCACTCGTCGGGATAGTCACCATACGCCGCTTCTAATTTCACAGAAATAGCATTGTTACTACTGCTTACCCAAAGCCAAAAATAGTCTAGATTGCAGTATCGCTCTGTTGATTTTACATAGTTCTTATTCCAGTATTTGTATTTGTCTGTTTCAGCTGTCCCCGACGGCACATCATACTTCATAGCAGTAAAAGTCACTCGAACACCGCACAATGTATTCATCTTTCCGCTAATTTGTGGCAATGCGATACCGCCATCTTGTACGCCAGAAAAAGTATAAGCTTTGGTTGCATCAGAAACTCCTGCATCGGTCCATGTTTTGCCACCATCTATTGTTTTTTCTACGATGATTTGGTCAGCTGGCAGAAAAGCCAACTTATTGGCGCGGCAATTGTTTATGAGAGCTCTAGCCAGTGGAGATACTTCACCATTCAAACCTGTTATAGCACTAATGCTGGATTCTGGTACGCTGCCGGCAAAATATCCTTTATCATTGGTCAGCTGAGATACTTTGGTCGGTACATCGGATTTCTTGGCAAATTTCCCGTTTAGCTGCGTACATAGCTTTCGAACAGCCCCCAGTAGCGAGTCCTTGTAAGTGCTCATGCTAACACCTCACTTATACAATAGTTTCGTTGACGATGGCTGTAATTTCCTCATCCGTCGACAGCGGGAAGTCGTTAAGCTGCATATATTTCTTATCAGCATCAGCAGCTTTGATATAAGCAGACAAGTCAACCACGCCGGACAGATTATCCCATGCATTGCCATTCCAAACTACATTATCTCCGGCTTTGATTCCGTGAGAAGCATCAGCCGTTACGACGTTGTATACATCGCCTACCGCATTCCCGTTAACGGGGAGATCCGCATAGGTGTTCACGCTCCCACGGTACTTGTAAACGGTTGTGATGTCTGCTTTCTTTGCATAAGCACGATCTATATCGGCACTCTTTGCATAGGCAGCAAGCGACTGATGCTGCGTCAGCGGGGTAATGGTATTAGCACCCAAAGTAATGACACCGCCCGCGATCTTGGCATCCGTGATACCATAGCCTTTCAGCGTGGTGGCTACATCTGCCTTTTTACCCAAAGCAGTATTCACATCTGCCGTCTTTGCGTAGGGAGACAGGTCCACTTGACCCTGAATAGCGGAAATCGTACCATCTTCGGAAATAGTCACATTATTGCCCGCCTTTACACCACCGATGGTGCTTGCTGTCGGTACCGGAAGGACGTAGTTATTCGCTTCTGCTGCGACACCTGCGAGCTTTGCTTTTTCTGCGGCAGTATAATCATTGGTAGAAAGGCCTTTCCCGGTTTCCTTCCTGACAAAAAGGCTATTCAGCCTTCCAATCAAAGCGGTCATAGCAGCAGCAAAATGGATTTTCTCAGAATTTTATCAATAGCAGCCATATTATTCTTCTCCTTTTAGTAGATTATCAAAAATATCATCAATGACAGCCACGCATTCCGCATCGGTTGCGTAATCTGCCACGAAATCGCCAGTATCAGCCGGAGTCAACACACCAGTTAAAACTCCTACGGCAGACAGGACTCCTGTAAGTGTTGCATTATCACTCATTAGAAAGTCACCTCTTCTGTCAGTTTCAGCATGTGTGGTGGAATCACAGTCGCAACAAATCCATCTGGCCGGCGCAATTCGACATCATAGTAGTATGTGCCATACGCCAGATTATCTGTCTCTCTAGGAACAATGGTGATGCAATTATTAGCAGCCGCTTTTTGTATAACGACTTCCTCATCATTTGGGGATCTTTTTACTGTAAAAAGCACCTGATCATCCGGAGTGATTTCGTAGTCAGTACCGTCTTGATTTTTGATTTGCAGTCTGAAGGTAGCAGTATCTCCTCTTGTCAGACTAATTCCATTGTTGACCACTTTCAGCATACTTTCACCCCTGTTCCATATAAAATTCAGTCTTTCCGCGAAGTGTGTCCCCTCCGCTCATCCAGTCATCATCCTCGGACAGGACGGCTAAATCCCATCTCTCGCAGGTCGTCGCGGGTCCGTACCCATCCAGATCTGCAGCCTCCGCGTGTGTCATGAAATGGTCTACATCGACCGGGATGCCAAACACGTCAGCGATGGCCGCCGATAGCATAGCGAGGGATTCGATCTGCTCCTCCGTGGGCGGCTCGTCTCCAAGACGGGCTCTCCATGGATCCCTGTACGCCTGTGCATCCCGACAGCAGCAAATGGCTATAGCAATGCTGCCCGTATTCCTGTGCCATGTCGCCGTGGGGATCGTGTCAAGGGGACGGCTGCAAATGATTTCACCGTCCCCATCAATGCAAAAATGGTAGTCACGAAAGCTGGTGTAGTGTCCGCCAGCCGTCCAGTGCCAGTACACCACGACGGGGTTAGGATACCGATAAAATGACGGGCGTGCTTCTTCCAGCATCCTCCTGATGGTGTCCATATCCATGGCTATCCCCTCCGTCTCTTCACCAGTGCTGCCAGGTCATGCACGGCAGACACCCCGGCGTCATCAAGGTTCTCGATGATAGACAGCAGCTCTGACGAGGCCAGGTAAGCAATAATCAGATTCGCAAACTCGCTTCGCCCCAGCATAAAGTCCACCAGTGCGCCCGCCACAACAAGCAGCATGTACACGGAAATTTTCTTAACAAACTGCGTGCGCATAGTGTGGCTATTGATGACGCCAGCACGGTGCGCCGCCGGGATGCCCTTTACCGAGTCGAGAAGAGACGGCTTCTCCATCATAGACTCGGCCAGATAGCCGTAGGACAACGCAATAAACTTGGCAAATAAATCTACGCACACGATGCAGGCAAACGCCGTAAAGAGTTCCAAATGCCGCTCCAGCGCCAGAAACACGATGCCAAAAGCCGTCTTGTATGGCCAGCCGATGTACAGCCCGTCAAACACTTTTCCTACCCAGATACTGATCTCATTCAGATTCATTGGCTTTCACCTTGGCCCCCTCTTTCACTTCCGCTTTTTCGGCAAGCGGCTTGCTCCTCACACACTTTGGGTTCGTACAAAGCCCTGTTTTCTTGTCCATCTTCTTATGACATAAAAAGCACCGTTCCATTTTAGATTGCTCCTCTCTTCCTTGTATACTCTGCGACAAGCTCTTCTCTCTCGGCTTTCAGATCCGAATAATAATCTTCATCCTCGACGGCTTTAGCCTTTGCCATTCCTGATTCGACCTCGCTGATTTTTGTTGAGTATTCCGCATCAAGAGATACGAGTGCTGCCTCGCGCTTCTCGTCCTCTGTTGGTTCGGGCCGTGGCACGTACTCCCCATTCTTGTAAAGCAGATCATGCTGTAAGGCGTTGTTATAGGTCAAAGCATCCTGCACGACATGGGTTTTATCCGGATATTCTGCCTCCGCTTTGGCTTGCAATTCTTCCACCGTGTCACCATGTACGCCAGTTACAAAGGATGTTACTCTTTCACCTGTTGCGTCATAGATAGACAAATAGGTAAGCGTTGGGTTAGCGATTGAAACTTCCATCTCACTATCTCCTTCCATTAAAATAACCTCCATCAATATGATTGGAGGTTTGAAAAAATGAAAAATCCAAATGGTTATGGAACTATCAAAAAATTAAGCGGTTCACGGCGGCGGCCATTCGTGTTTATGATCTCTGTGAATGGCAAACAAAAAGCTATGGGCTATTTCGCCACTAAGCTGGAAGCTATGGCATATCAGGTCGACTATAATCAGTCTCATGGTCTGCACCGCCTTTCAGACAACAAAATAACATTTGCAGAATTATATGCACGCTGGCTCCCAAAACATATCGAATATAGCAGCGTATCTGATAGCACGATTCACGGCTATGAAAGCTCATACAAGCATTGTGTCTATCTGTATGACGTGCCAGTAGCCGAAATCAAATATAGCCATCTGCAGACCGTCATCGATGGAATGGGTAGTCTGTCATATGCAAGCAAGAAAAAGGTCCGCAACCTGTTATCACTGCTATTTGCATACGCTCGCAAAATGGAATACACGTCTCATGATTTTACCGGGCTTATCCGAATCGGTAAAAACAAGCCAGTCAATCCCCATCAAGCCATGAGCAAGCAAGCCATCAATCGACTTTGGAAGCTGGTTGATAAGACGGATATCGATATTGTACTGATACTCATCTACACTGGAATGCGAACTTGCGAACTACGTAATCTCAAAAAAACTGACATCAACCGTAGACAGAAGTATATCCGCATCACAAAATCAAAGACTGAAGCTGGAAAACGAATCATCCCTATCGCCAGTAAGATATGGCCTCTCGTAGAAGCTCGATACTCTTTACAAGGTGATTTCCTATTATGCGATGAAAGTGGTAATCCCTACAGCTATAGTCGTCTCTCTCGCCTGTTTAGCCGTGTCATGAAGCTAATTCACGGGGAGAAATACAAACCGCATGATACTCGTCATACATGTGCCACTCTGCTGGATGCCGTAGATGTCAACGATAACGCTCGGAAAATGATCCTTGGCCACGCCAGACATGATGTAACCAACGGGGTATACACTCACAAGAACCTAAGGCAACTACGTAAAGCTATCGAAAAGATTTGATGCTAACTTGCTGCTAACAGAATAATTGCTCCATTTGAAAAGTACCACGAGTATTGTATGTATCGTGATACTTTTTTGTTGCTAGGATTCTTGCGATTTCTAGGATTTCGGGCGAATAGACAATTCTAGGTTATCCGTAATTATCGGCTTTTCTGCCCTTCTGTGAAAATCATTTTCTACAGGGTGGATATGAAACTGGTAAATCTGGATCATGGGCAATAGCATTCCCTCACGCGCTGCTGGGTATATCAGGCGATTATTCAGGCAATAGCGGTAAGATGGACTGGGGACCATCAATCAGTGGGAATACTACTAGCTGGAGCACGTATGGAGCTGGGTCTACTGTACGAGTTATCGCGATAGGCTATTAGACAGGGTGGATTTAGCTCTGGGTATATAACTTACCCGATAGCTTTTTCTTCCTTTTCATCGGTAGTCATTCAGGGGAAGCAGTCCAGAGGCGCGTGTGAGTTTCGAGTATGGGATACGTCTAAAACCGGCTTTCAGACCGCGGCGGATCGCGAAACTCAAGGACTATTCTGGATAGCTATCGGCTACTAACCGATACCGAACACTAACCAATTGTAAGGAAATCCTTTGGGGTTTGATGCAGCTGTATTGCTGATATTTACCTTCGAATCTTGCGTATACCAGTTATACCCCCAGACGCCGCTATTTAGCGAAAATGCAACGGTTAATACCTTAGACAAAGATAGTGGATAGACAAACGAACTACCACCAATTCCACCCTGTATAATTAGCGGTACCGCGCCGCTAAGCTTCACCCACCATGCATTAGCGTTTGACACATCGCCTGCAATAACCCCAACACCAGGCTCATTGATAGCCCCAATAGCCGTACGCACTTCTGCTGCCGTCGCTTTACCGAGTACGCCGCGCATGAATTCTGACAGACTGGCAAGAGATGCTGCGTTTGCTCCTGTGAAGTAAGGTAATTTATCAACCGATGGACTGAGTTTGCCTAATGCTTTTAGTGCAGTAGCTAAAGCAACTTCGATATCAGCATTATCACTTCCATCAAAAGAAGCAGCCTTACCCGTCAGACAATCTCCAATAACGTTGATGAGTCTAGCCGTTTTCAGCTTAGTGGCAGATGCTGCATTTCCCGCAATGCCATTAGCATGGGATTGGGCGCTTTTGTTATGATTTGCAAGCGTATCATCTCCGGCTGCTTTGTTAGCATCAATAGCTTCTTTCAATCGGGCATCGTTAGAGAAGAGCTGACTTGCCATGTCGTTTTCCAGTTTATAATGAACCGGATCAGATGAGATTCGCTGCGGAAATCCGTCGGAATTGAAGTCAAGAGTATCATCGATTCCGTCTGTTGGTCTTGTCACATCCCCCACCGAAGCGGGAAAATCAGTTTTCCATTTATCAAGATATTTTGTCATGTCTATTCCTCCCATTTAGTAACGGACGAACCATAGGTATATTTCCCATCAAATTGGATTTTTCCATTCCATGAAAAGCCTAGATACACATTGAGTCCCAAATGTGCCGGCTTGTAATAGATGATTGTATTCTGCATCTGTTTCAAATCCTCTGTATTTGTGGATGTAGTGTAGATATTGAAATAATACTTGTCGTTATGTTCCTCGATGTATCCATATCCGTAGGCATTCACCACTTTCCCCAAAAAAGATACCGTGCTGGTTTGCGTACCTTGCAGCTTAACCAGCGTTTTTTTGCGCCGTTGTTCATAAGTATCTTCCGGGCTAGGGTGCAGGTCCAGCACTCGTTCCCACATGGATAGTCCCCAAGTCGCTTTCTCGACGAAAAACTGATTCAGCGCATCGAGAATAGCATTACGGATGTTTTCATGCTCCCATGAACACGCCTCACATACTGCACGGAAATGAGAATCTTTTTTTAGAAAAGGCGGCAAGTACTGCGTGATATCTATTTTGTCAGATGACCTTAGTAGTCTAGTCAACCCTAGTCACCCCCATAGTGCCGGCTCTAGGCAGGTATCCTGATGGAATTCTTACATTGCTGATACCACCATTGATTTTTAGTGAGTCATAGTCTGAAATAGCACCACTATTAAGCAGTACCTTGCCGACTTGGGCAATGGATACATAATCACTATCAAATCCACTATCTACCAAGTACGCATCCAGTGTATTTTTCAGCACAGACGCATAATCCTGTAAATATTCCTGATTGACCTTTACGTTAGCCGTCACGTTGATATTGAGATATGCCGGCGCCGTTACGGTCACAGTGGCACCGATGGGCCGTACCGTCTCAATATAATCAGCCACCTTTTTCTGCAGTTCCTGACTGGCTGCATTTTTATTGACGTCGGTAACCAACACCTTGACCGTGCCATTGCCGTTCCATAGGGGAATGACTTTCACATCCCCCACACCAGCTACGGAGAGGGCCCATTCCTTATAATGCATCACATTCCCCGACGTAGCAGGCGTTCTGACATGTACCAAGTACCGTTTCAAGAGAGATTCGTCTGTTTCTTCTTCAAAACCATCGTGGGTAGCATCCTTATTGATGACTTTCGACACCCCGGGAATACTCATAGGTACCTTGTCGATGGTGTTGGCCCCCACATTACCCGAAGTACCGGCGATCTGCGCCGTGATTTTTACATCCACGGTCCCGTTATCAGCGATGGTACATGCTGCATCAGTCGTAAAATATACATTATTGTCTGTTGAAAATACGGAGCCCTGCGGGACGATGATACCTTTGGTACCGGTGATAGTCAGGGCCCCAATGGCTTTAACGGCCGGCTTCCTATCAATACCGAACTCCGCGGCGCGAAGTGTCAAGTATTCACCCCATGATGTATCCGCAAAGGCAGCCTTATAGAGCTGCTCAATTTCGACTTCGCTCTTCGCAAACTCAAAGCTATTGGACGCCAACACATCATTTTCAAAGGTTCCTTCGATTTTCGAAGCTTCAATCCCGCTTTGTCTTTGCAATTCCTGCAGGATTTCGTTCTGATCTCTAGCTACATACATTACGCACTCACCTCCCCATAGACCGTTGTCAGGTCAATCGTTGCTGTCGCCTTTCGCCCTTCCTGTGAAAATGAAATATCATTGATGGATAGAATGTATGGATTTACCATAAGGCATTCCGTAATCATTCGTTTCAGCTCGCTGATTCGTTCCTGTACTCCCATCACCAATCCTATAAATGGCTTGATTTCAATACCGTACTGCCACGAATAAGCAAGGTATGTATAGCGTTCTGTGGCCAATGCTTTATATACCCATATCTTGATAGCCTCGGTGCCTTCTAGCAGGATATGCTTCCCCGATTTGTCATATAGAAAACAATTCTTTTCAAAATCCCATGCGAATTCTTTAAATAACGGTAGATCCTGCGTATCAGAGGAAGCCTGAATCAAAGCCTCGCTGGCACCGACAAAAGGAAACGCTTCACTCATAGTTTCACCCCGCTATCTGCTATCCAATATAGCTGATTTCCTTCTAGATTCTTTGAACCTTCCAAAGGTATCACTAGGACGATAGTTCCCGGCTTTAGCGTATCCGTCCATGTCTCATCGTTATCAATAGGATGATTGTGGTTGGCGTATTCCGCATAACCGCCACCACCGCCACGATAAGACGTCTCGCCTACCATGTGTCTGGTATAACCGGGCATGAGGTATCTGGAGATATAAACATCTTCCTTGTGAAGCTGGATAGTGTTGACATCAATAGCGATATCGGGAGGCGGCGATCGCACGATACCCATCTGAGCCATTTGCACCTGCTCGTCTTTCCCTGCCTGGTGCATCAACCCGATCATGCGATTGGCCGACTGCTCGATAGTTGGAATTTTATCCGCCATTGGCTCCCGCCTCCTCTTTGGTCATAATGTTTTCAAATTCCAGTTCCAGCTTCATGGTGTGCATACCATTCTCAAAGATATGGCTATCACTCTTGATCCAAAACTGGCCTTTGAAATATTGCTCCTGCACGGCAATAGAATAGGGGGCTACCACCCGATAATCGCCCAGCATATCTAAGGTGCCGGTTCTATCAGGGCCTTTTAGCAACGATTCGATTTCCTGCTGCGCATTGGCTTTTGGATTGGTCTTATATACATCCTGTATCAAGCCATATTTTTTGATTTGGTCATCTTCGGATTGATAGCCGGTGGCATTCCCCTCTGCATCGGTGATCACGACCTGATTCACCATGTTTTCAATGCTTTCGGCGAACCGTTCATTCAATACATTGGTATACCCATTGGCTTCGTAGTCCTCGATGAGAGTTCCCTTTTCGACTACATCCAGCTTACTGCCATTCATCAGCAGGGCATATTTCTTCTTTGTTTGCTTCGCCGCCTCGGTATACGCCATGAGAATAATCTGATAGCCAGATTTCCTGACAGCAATGAAAGAAACGGGTGTCCCTGTAGCAAGGATATTGCCCGTTTCGATTCCCAGTTCATTACAAATCGACTCTGTGATACTTTCAGGAGTCATGTCTGTAAATTTACGTGTAGTTTTGCTTTTATTTAGGATAAACAAATTGTCATAGGCAGTGACAGAGACTTTGGACGCCTGCACGTCCCGCTCCAGATGAAATATATGCCCATGGAAGCGAAGCGTGCCGTCCTCATCGTACCCATATACTGTATCGCCATTATCCAATGGATGATTAGGTAGGTTAGGATCTCGATAGTCCTGTACCACATCAAAGGCAAGGCGCCGTGCAGCCTGCAAACGGGACCCGGACCACTCGATGCGGCTGATTAGCTGCGTGATGTCATCTACATGCTGAGTCTTTTTCCCATCACTATCAGTCGTTATGTATTCGTGCTTGACAATCATTTGATGATCAACCTGCCAATCTTATCAGCGTTATTGATAGCCAAATCTTTCAGATCATTGCTTTGGGCAATACGACGCCATTTATTGGCCTGCCCGTAGCATTTCTTGGCCACGTCCACCACATCCTTCACCTTTTTCAGTTTAGCTGCCGAATCTGCTTTTTTGTCTAGCGATGGTCTGTCTTTCAAGCCCGTGGTCTTATCTACCTGCTTATTGTTGTTGGCAAGTGGCGTATTCAGATCCTTGTACTCGGTGAGAGTCAAAGCGTAGTAAATATCCCGACTTCCATCCTGTTCTTTGTAATCGAATTTCATGATACCGGTCATAAGGTTGACCGGCGAATCAGTGATAATGATTCTGACAGGCTTTCTGCTTTCTTTCCACTTCCTTAGTTTTTCGACGAAAAAAGACGGTTCGAGTGCATCCCCAACTACGAAGGGGTAGTCATGTACCGAAGCTGGGAAAAAACACTGAAAAGAAATCCGTTGCGCCTGAGGCAGCCCAAAGACGAGTGCCTCGCCTACCTGCTCGACGTTGACAACCTTATTTCCCTGCCCGGTAGATACCTCGTATACACGCGGCGTAACAGGCAGCGTGACTTTTTCTGTTTCACAAGAAAGGATGATCTGCCGCTTCGAGCTGCCTCCACCTAAGATTGCGGAGGCGATATTTAACGCGGTACCAAGTGCTCCCCATGCTTTCATTACGCACCTCCGTAGTTTGCATAGCCCTGTTCGAGGGCTCTCATGATGGTATAAGCGATTTTGTCAATATCGGCTTCGTTTCTTACAACGAACGTATTTCCCGTAACCATGACAGAGTTCCCAGATGCGGTCGAATTCTGTACTTCACGGGAAATGATCTGTGCTGTTTTCCCCGCCGGATAGATCCGGCTACCCTGCGGCAGGTCGATGAGTTCGCCACCGTGTTCATTGATTTGTGCCAAACCACCAGAGAAATGCATATCCCCTACGGCGTCCATCGGCACGCTGTCATCGACACGCACAGCGCCATCGCTTCCAAAAGAGTAATGACTCATAGCACTGGCAGAAATCTGCGAAATTTTAGAGGAAATCGGTGCCATGACGTTTGCTTCAAACCATGCTGCTGCGCCGCTCCATGCACCATGCACTGTACTCCACGCATCCGTAAACGCGGAGCCGATGTCAACTCCCGTAGTCCCTGCGCTGGCGTCAATAGGATCCCAGACGGAAGCGTCATACCAGCCCGCCACATCGCTCCACTGTCCTTTGATAGACTCGACAGCTTCCTGTCCGTGCGCCTTGAGTCCGTCCCAGACGTTATTCCACAAGTCTCCGATCACCTTCGAGCGTTCTTCCGTTGCCTGCTCCATGGTTTTAGTAATGTCGTCATAGTCCTCGTAGGTCATACCGCGGGACGCATTGTCCCGATACATAGTCGCTTCCTTCATAGACTGCAGACGGCCTGCACCAAAAGTGCCATTAGCAAGACCGTTCACGATATAGTTGCCGAAAACGCTGCCACCCAGTCCACCGATAATCGAGCCTATCAGCGCGCCGGGAACGGCCCCTATGCCGCCGAAAGCACCTCCGATGGCCCCGCCGGCCAGCGCGCCAGCTTTGGAACCGGCATACATGCCGGCAAGTGAGCCGCCCGCCTTTAGTGCTGCGGCACCACGTTCTTCCGGCGCTGCACGGTAGACCTCGTAAGCAGAAGTGGCAAGAGCAGCGCCCATCATGACGCGTCCAAAGATTTTTCCGTACCGGGCGGCTTTCCCTGCATCAATCTTCCCATCCGCTTTTGTACCGGGGATAGAGCCAGCTCCGCCGATGCCTGTGCCGCCAGAGCTTACCGTACCATTGACGATAACTGTGTTAGCAGACACCACCATGTCATTTAATGCACCGTTCCTGCCACCGGCAATGCCTCCAGTCTTAGGATGCAGCACATTTGAAACAGCATCGACGCCGTTCTTCGTCAACTTTGCGATCTTATAGAGCGCCCCGGCCAGCACCCCGCCGGCTAGAACGGAGCCTACGCCATCAAGCTGCAGGAACTTGTTCTTCAGATCGACGACGAGCGTCCCGACTATATCAAATACGTCACCAAAATCCAGCCCGTCCTTGATATTTTCATTGAACCGATTTAAGAGCTTCGTACCCTCCTGCGCCAAATCGCGAAGGCCGCTAGATACGTGGCCACTCAGCAGGTTTTTCGTCAGCCCGTCCCATGCGCTTGAAAGATAGGTCAGATCGCCCGCCAAATTATCCAGGCGAGTCTTTGCCATCTTATCTGCGGCACCGCGTGAACCGTCGATGGCTTTCGTCAGCCGTTCAAACTTGTCATCCGATTCGTTGACGATAGCCAGTAAACCGGACATGGCTTCCTGCCCGGCAAGATCAGAGGCAACTTTACCCTGCGTGGCTTCGTCGAGGCCTTTGAACCCTTTTCGCAAATCCAGCAGAATCTTTCGGAGCGGTTTCATCTTCCCCGTTGTCGTGTCGATAGCAGAGAACCCGCCGTCGATGTGCTGGCTCAGTGTCGCCATCGCTTCTTTCACGTCTTTTGTCGGCGATACCAGACGAGTCATCAGTGCACGAAGCGACGTGCCGGCCTGCTCCCCTTTGACGCCGCTGTCTGCCATTGCGCCAATAGCGAGCGCCGTGTCCTGAATGTTATAGCCAAGAGCTCCCGCAAGCGGCGCTACATACTTGAATGTGTAACCCATCTTTCCGACATTGGTATTAGAATTGGCAGCCGCTGCAGCGAGCACGTCAGCGAATTCCCCCGCTTCATCAGCCCCCATTTTAAAAGACGTCATAGCGTCCGTTACGATGTCTGATACCGAAGCCAGGTCTTCGCCAGAGGCGGCAGCCAGATTCATGATGCCAGGAAGACCGCCAATCATTTCCTCAGTCTTCCAGCCCGCCATGCCCATATAAGTGAGCGCCTGCGCCGCCTCTGTCGTGGTGAATTTCGTTTTCGCCCCCATCTCCAAAGCAGACGCCGTGAGCTTCTGAAATTCTTCGTCTGTAGCACCGGAAATCGCCTTGACGCCGGACATGGTCTGCTCGAAGTCCATGTAGCTTTTCACAGTATTATAAATACCAAAGCCGACTCCCGCACCGCCAAGCATCTGCAGCGAAGTATTCATAAGCATGCCAGAAGCAAGCCCATCAAGACTGTTTTTCAGCTTGCCGCCCTTCTGCACTAGGTTAATAGCCACCTCTTTCGAGCGGATGCTGTTCATCTGGTTCCTGATCCGGGTAATCGCAGGCGTTGCCTTATCCGTCACGGATACTGCCGCCCGATGATTTCCCTTGATCCCAGAAAGTGCGCTGGCGGTCTTCTTGATTTCGGCCGCAGACTTGACAGCAGATGCCGCCAGTCTGCCATTGGCCGTCGTTAGCCGGTCGACCGCCGACAGCGAACCCACTACAGAAGTTTTAAACCCGGAAACGTTTTTCTTCGCGGTCTTGATGGCAGCCGTCATCTTATCCCGCATCTCGAGCGTAGCGCTCAATACATACTGGCTCATCCTATCACCTGCCTTGTCATGCCTACTGCGGCCAGTTTGGCCGCCCTCTCACCCTCTGCCTCCATAGCCGCATGGCAGAAGATCTTCTCGACCGGCGACAGTGAGAAGAAATAAGAGAGAGAATGACCATGGGAAACTAAAAAGGCCGCCGTGGCAGCCTCCCAGTTCCCTTCAATCAGTTTTTTGCGTCGTCGTGAACCTTTCGCACGATGTTTTTGTTATAACCTGCACAATCAAGAATAGCCACGGCGATCCGAGTCATTTCACCTGCATCAAACAGTTTACGCACAATATCCGTCGGTTCCACGCACCCATAGGCCTCCTGCAGCTTGGCATCCTTCAGATTCGGGGATACTACGCAGTTCAGCACGAGATACGCATCTCCATCCCCCTCTGTAGCTTTGGATTCGAGCACCATCGCTGCCGTCGGTTTCTTTACCGTGATGACGCCGATGGATGTTTCCATGTCATACTTTTCTTTCTTCGCCGCTGCTACGGCTTCTTTCATTTCGATCAGTTCTTCAATACTTACAGCCATTCTCATACCTCGCTATTCTACTGTTTCAATAAATTTCGCATCCTCAGGAGTGAATCCAAAGGGAAATTTCTTCTCGACCACTTCACCCTTCTTGAAATTCATCAGAGCAAGCTCATTAAAGAATACATTATCAAAAGACACGCGTTCCTTCTGTCCATCTACGGCATCCGGATCATCCAGCAGCCCCACAAGCGTAGCTCTCGGATCATGGCCATTTTTCCATTCCTCCAGATAGGCGTTAATGTTGCGGTTAATGACAGACTTGATTGTCAGCGTACCCGAACCGGTGAGGGATACGATTTTGGAGTCTTTGGAATTGCCGATCAGCACGTCCTCGCGGTCTGCCGTTACCTTACATTCAAAGGATTCAATTTCAAAGAGAAGTTCACCATCCCACCATACTTTTCCGTGGGAACCATTCCAGCGACGACGGCCTCTGTATTTCACATCTTCTGCAGCTCTAGTCATTATTCATGCCTCCTACATTACATAATAAATACAATTTTCAGATCTTCCATGGCGTTGACTGGCTTCACACTGCCAGCCAGTACCACATTAGTACCTGTATTGTACTGACGAATCTGCATAGCCGTCATGGTGGATGTATCTTCCCCGTGAAGCTTAGCATAATTCGCCTGATACTGTTCATCGATATCTACCGTGTTATTGCCGTCACGGTCAATAACATTGCCTTTGATTTCATCGAAGTATACCAGAATAGCGGTGATGAAGAGCATTTTATGGTCATAGTCATTAATGACTTTGCCCACATAGTACTTCTTGAACGTATCACGGATATCATCGGTAATCATATCGACCGCTTCCATAATTTTGATGTAGCGGAAATCTTCACCTTTATCTGTAGTGAAGGTAGTCAGAGAATTGCATGCACGGGCAATCTTGACTCCATCCCCATCCTGTTCATCAAAGAGAAGCAGCTGGCCTTTATCAATAAGAGAATCGATATCTTCATACTGTTCTACCTCTTCGACTTCGGTCAGCTTGAAATAGGTAGCAGAGCGGTCAAGCGCAAGACCGGCCAGAATACCGGTGATACGAGCGGTGTACTGGAGAGCAGTGTAGGTGGTATACACCGGATTCCCCTTGGAATCGGTATCAGTCTTTACCTTGATGCCGCCGGTGCAGAAATTGATGATGCCTTCGTGGTCCGCTGCCTGATTAGCTACCACAGCTTTGAAAGTCTTTCTCTTGTTTCCGCGTTCGGACTTGATCCAGGAAACGATATCCTGCTGCTCCTGTTCAGTACTGTTCGGATAGCAGAGATAATTCCATTTTACGCTTTCCAGTTTTGCAAGGATACCGGCCAGTTTCTGAGTTGGTTCAGAGATGTCTGCTTTTGGCAGAGTATATACCAGGATGCGAAGCGGTGTCCCCAGCAAGCACTTTTTAATCAGATCTACGTTTTCCGCGGTCAGTCCTTCATCTGGGATGTCAGAAACATCGTTGATTTTGTAGTACTTGCTGACATCAGTCTCCTCATTTTTGAGGATCATCGCCACAATGCCTCGAGCGCTGCGCTTGATGGCCGTAGTTCCCTTGGTTTTAAAATCAATCAGTACCTGTGGCAATCCAAAAACTTCAGCTTCATTTGCCATATTGTTACTCCTTCCTTAAATTGAGCGTCAGCTCTTCCATCAGTTCAAATTCTTCCTGACTCATGTCAGCGTCCGTGAACTGTAACCGGAAAATATAATGCAGCACTTCATCATGGACAGTGGTTTCGGCTTCCGGAATGGTGATGGCTCTATCTTCTACATAAAAGACAGGGCGAATCGCCAAATCGAGAATCTGACCAATATCATAAATCTTCATCCGATCAATCCGTCCGAATAAGTCCTCATCCGGAATATACTGGATGTCAATTTCGATATTGCGGTCATGATATACGCCTTCCCCATCCACCGTAGATGTGTAGGGCTGCATTTCGACATAAAAATAAGGCGCATCCGACTTTTCAACGTTGTCAAAGTGCACCTTACAATCTGGAAATTTGTTTTTTAGTAACGCCGTAAGCGTTTTCTTGAGACTTCTATAGGTAATCATGAGAGCAAATCCTCCATGATGGTTTCTGCATCCGCCTTGAATTGCCTTTCCGTTTCCGCCAATCCTTCATGAAGCATCTTCGCACCGGGAACGAACCGCGTGCGGCCCTTCCTATCCTTCGCCCACCCGCCTCCGCGCTTTCGTATGCGGTGCCCGAATTCTACATGCCCCGCATAATGCGTGTTGTTGTAAACTGTAGCAGCCCCCTTGACGGCGCGGCTCCTATGCCAGCCGTTTCGAAGCGTACCGGTATCCACCGGTGTGTTGTCCTTGACACGACCGTTCAGAAGCTCCGCCTGCTGCGCAACGAACTTGTTTCTCTTATCCTGTGATTGATCCAAAATGCTTTGCAACTTGGCATCCAGCTGGTCGAAGCCGGTGATTTCTTCACCCATCAGGCCTCCTCACCTTCCCGTTCTGCGTTAATTTCCTTGTGAGTAGGATAGTTCAAAGCCTTACCGGCACGAAGTAGAAACTGCTGCTCCGCTGCCGTCTGAATGACCAGAATGTCATTAGGCCGTATATCATACTGGGGGTCGCAATCAATGCGGAGCTTTTGTGTCAACACATCGCCCCGATCGGACTGTTTCCCGGTCAAGCTGATTTCGTAGATGCCAAAATGACAGGGAATCTCGTGATAGATTTCATCAATCCTATAGTCGTCAGCTCCCTCTGCATCCAAAGAAGCGACTTGTCTGGACACAGTCATGCGGTCATTGTACATAAACTGTTTCAGCAACCGTTTCATTCCTACGAATTCCATGGCTGCCTACCTCCCACCTTGCGGAAACGGTTCAGCTTTGGTTTCAAACTCTCGAAGTCTGCTTCATGGGGATTCCCAGTAGAAGATACATCAGATACCGCAAAGGTAAATTCCGTATCATTCTGTTTCAGAGATTTCAGCGGTGCTTTTTCTCCTGAAGTCTCCGCATCCATCCACTTAGTAATAAGCTCCACAGCCGTATAAATCAGGCTATCAGGGAAATCCTCTCGGTGGCAGTAATCCATCACATCCACTACAAACTTCTCCACGTACATTCGGAGCTTTGTATCGTTGATGATAGGCGATTCCTCTACCATGCCGTTATAATCCCCTTTGACCTCCATGATTTTGTCATAAATGGCCGCATTGGCTTCCTCTTGGGAAATATATTTCATCGCATCACCTACTTTCTAGGGTATCAAAAAAGCACCTGCAATCTGCAAGTGCTTTTGCTTACCAATCTATATCTGGCAAAATATCTTTAAAAGGCCTGCCCATAATCTTAAAGTTTGCCAATGCCTCATCAATAGAAGAATATCGGTAGTCATCATCAGTATCTGCACGTCCACAAGTATATTCGGTAGGATCATTGTAAACTCCTGTTTTGGAGTCAAACACTTCACCAATGAAATACCAATGTCCTTTATAAGAAAATGTTAAATCCTGTGCAGCATCTAAATACTCAATAAGCTCTCTGCGTGTCAATGATCTCACCTCAGATTCCTACCAACTTCTTTTCTATATCCGTCAAAGCACGAGCCTTTGGTTTCCCATGTCCAAATCCATAATGTACATGTTCTCCATTTTTCCCATAAGGATGATGTTTGGGATTGCCATGATCCCCTAAATCAAAACGAAGCATTATGTTGCCTAAACAGTCAAACAACGCCACTGTGCGCTGCTTTCCTCTATGGGTAAAATATTCAATTACATCATTAGGAGCACTTTTTATTTTCGGCTTATAGCGCGCATTAGGATCTATGACTCGATTTGGAACAATTTCCCCATTAGCATTGGTTTGATAAGTTCCATTTCCTATCTGTATCTTATCATTTTTCATAACAGGGGTAAAGTCTAAGGACACATCAATAAACTTACTTTTCCAATCTCCATAAGTCATACCCTTGGGGACATGAATAGTTTTCCCATCAATATTCCTAGCAGCTCGAGCGCCCTCTTCGCTATGCCAGCCTTTCAGGCTGCCCGCGATTGTACTTCGACAGTTAGGATGAAGTGGCGGTGCATTTTCACCAGGGCGGTATTCATCAATGGAATAGACGTGACCGTCATGTGACCGGCATATAGCAGAAGTACGCCTGTCTAATGTAGCAATAAAACGGTAGTATTTCATGCCGGACTCTTTGATACTGTCAGCAGCTGCACGGTTCTGAACATAGTTCATTTCCGTGCGTACCAACCTTCTCGCATTGGAGAGACCGGCATGCATTTTATCTTCTACCATTTTTGCCATCTGAGGGACGGACAGTCCGCGGTGCAGCCCATTCGACACGACTGTGCGAAGGACCGTGCCGAGCTGCTGGTCATTCTTCCAGATACGCTGGCTATAGGACTTTCCGCTCCACGGAGCAGCGGCGATTTTTTGTGCCGTATCATCATCAATAGCGACATTCGCCTTCATGATTCCCGTCCGTTCTGCCACGTCATAAATGCCGTGGTAGAAACGATCCTTGTAGGCCTTCATCAGAAAGTCCGTCATGCGGTCTTCTGTCTTGCGTCCCAGCCGGTCAAGAGCCTTCAGCGTTTCTGCATAGAGCTTATCCAGACGCGAAATGCGGCTTCGCATAGCGAGGGTGTCCAGTTCCTCCGACAGAACGCTGCCGTTCTCGATTCCCTGCAGGTATTCTTCCATGCTCATCCGCCAGACGCGATATTCATCGCCCGTCAACAGTCTGTGCGCTTCTGCCATAGATAGTTTGTTATCTTTCGCGAAGCGCCCATACAGAGCAGCGATGTCCCTTTGGATGTCAGCCAGAGCCTGCTCATAATACGCCGCCAGATCGCGCTCTACGGTAGTCTGGCAACGATTGTGCCAGGCTTCTTCATAGGCTGCGGCCCTGGCGGCCCAGTATGCTTCATTCTCTGACTGCTTATCCATCATTAGCCAACCTTATGCTTCAGGGCTACCATGCGGATAGCTTTGGATTCATATACACGATTCCAATTGGTGGCATCCGCCAGTTCCACGCGAGTTGGGGATTCCGGATTGGTCCTCTTCTTGTTGGTCCATGCTACTCCCCGTGGATGCATGATAAAGCAGCGACGGTTATAGAGCATGTCTACACCAGCGCCGTCATCCGGGTCACGTTTGGTTTCGGTCTGCACGAAACGGACTGGCGAACCTTCGCCGTAAGCAATAGCACCGGTACCAAAGAAATAGGTGGTGTATACGCCAGCAGATACTGGGCATCCATCATCTACAATGACACGGCGGCCCTGGTATGCATCAAATTCCACATTGGTAGAATCTCTTTCGGTAGCAATGAGGTTCTTTTTCTTCAGATATGCTTTGGTAGCAGAATGCATCACCACAGCGGAAAGCTGATCCTGTGCATCGCCCATGAGCTGGAGGGTATCGATGACTGCAGAGGCAGAAATGTTGGCAGCTTCCCCTTCCAGTGCAGAAATATCCAGAATATGGTCTTTCATGGAAGTAGAAGCGAATACGCCAGCAAGGATATTGATGAGTTCCTTCTGGTACTGTCTAGCCCAATAGCCTGCTACCAAGTCGCCAATAGCGGCCATCGGGTCCTTACCAGCCAGTGCGGCAGACAGATTGGAAGCACTCCATTTCTGTCTACGCATGATGGTAGTGGATACATCTTTCTTGGATGTGATTTTCTTTGCTTCGATGGTCTGCCCTTCTACGATGTTGTCAGCGTCTCCCTGCAGATCTTCGAAGAATGGCATGTTGTGAGTACGTGCTGCTTCGCTCGCCAGGGCATCGAATGCCGGGCTTCTAGTAATAATACCGGAATTGAAAAATGCAGATTTCTCCATGGTTTTCTGCACTACGTATGGATTAAACAGTTCCGGGACGATGATATCGGAAATAGTAGTTCCTGCCATTTGTATTGTCTCCTTTTAGATTAAATGGTTACTCCGGCGGCCTGTGCGAAGGCTTTGGCCTGTTCCGGGTTTTCTCTGAGCAATCTTCCCTGTTCAGTGAGGTTAAACGTATCTTTTGCGAATGGATTGGTGCTGGGGTTTCCGTTTCCGCCTTTGGGATCATACTTCGGGTTAGGGCCGGCCTGCTTAAACAAAAATGCTTTGTTCTTCTGCAGTTCCTTCAGCTGTTCGTCCAATCCGGTGATTTTTCCATCGTCACCAAGGATGAGTTTAGTCTTGTCGAACAAGCTGGAAACAATGTCCACATCCTGCGCTTTGTCCACGATAGCCAGTTTGATAGCGTCATTGATACGGAGTTCTTTCATTTTCGCATCAGCTTCCTCTTGGGCCTTCTTGTTGGCATCCTGCAGGGATTTAATCTGGTTCTTCAATGCGTCCAGATCACCTGTAGACTTTTTGAGGTTTTCCAGTTGTTTGTCACGGTCCGCTACAGTAGCGGTTAAGGTCTTCTTTCCCTCGTTGACCTCATTGAAACGAGATTTTGGTACATACGCACCATCTAAGAAAGCAGTCAGCGCTTTTTTCGCTGCTTCCTTTTTATCGGCTGCGATGCCCAATTCAGCAAATAATTCTTCCTGATTCATAAAATCCTCCTCCGGTTTTTACCGTGGTTCACCTGCCACGTTAGGAAATAAAAAACTAGTCATCTTTCTTGCCATCCAAATCCCCTCCATAGGGATCAGCCTGCGCATCCTGCTCTTTGCGTTCCTTTTCGATCTGTTTTGCTTCTGCTTCTGGATCATCCACAAATGGATGACGGGATAAGATCGTCTTATTGGAAACAATGCCCACGGAATTGCTGCACATGGTCACAAGGTCAGAGTCATTTTTAATGGACGTTCTCGTCCATGTCTGTACGATGCCTGCTGTGTCCCTCCCATAATGCCGCAATATCGCATGAAGCAATTCGTCGAATCCCATGCGGAATTGGACTTCCATCTGCCCCGCCTTGAGCTCCAGCAGGGAATAAACGAATTTCATGGCTTCGCCGGAAGTCTTATCCAGTCCCTGCTGCTCCGGATCTACCCCCTGCCCCATGGTAAAGATCGCCTTTCGGGTGATTTCCAGCATCTTATCCCTGGCTTCTACCGGAATATCGATATTTAGAGTGGACACCCCAGACGAATCCCCTGTACCTGCAGATTCCACGGAAATGGTTTTGTAGTATTTCAGGTTCTTCAGGAATTCGTTTAGGTCTTCCCCGCCGTAATTGGTCAAAATAAAAATGACCTCTTGAATATCCTCCAGGTCATTCATGAAACCGCTTAATGTTTTGTCATAAGCGTCTATCAGCTTTTTGATTTTATTGAGATCACTGGTAGCTCGTTGATTGTTGCGGAATGGGATAAACGGCACCCGGCCGAAGTTATGGATAAACTGGTTATCCGCTTCAGACAATCCCGCATTGTAAAAATCAGCAAAGCAGCCATAAGGGAATAGCCTATCCATCGTTTCATCAGATTCCGGGATTCGATAAGCCTCACATTCCCGGTCATTCCAATACTCATAAACCTTGTAGGCGTCACCGTTATCATCGTACTCACGATACACGCGGAGCACTGCCAGCAGATCATGGGACAATTTGGGCGACCAAATCGGGATGATCTCCTCACTGGGTACTACGGCATACTGGAACTTCCCATTCTCATCTATCCAGTAGTGCAGCCATCCGACCCCTGCATTGGATGCATTGGTGGCCAGCTCTTGGATTCTGCTTGCATAACTGCCTCCCAGTGTATCAGTAATCACCTTATTGACGTCATCGCTATGTGTATCAAACAAAGGTGGGGCAGTAAAAAGGTAAGACACCTTCTGATCCACCAGCAGGCTGTAAAAGCTCATGGGGATTCGATTGTCTGCCGTGCGCATGGGGTTCTCGATATCGCCCTTTGCCTCTTTCTCCTGCCTGCTGGGAGCGAATAGGATATCATTCAGGTTGTTGTAATACCTGTCAGCCGTCAGGGCCCGCTTTAAAAATTCGCTGTGACCGGTGACATATTTCTGTATCATTTTTCTAGCTACGGTTAAATCCACGTTCTCACCTCCTTAAAACCTTCACTCTAGCCCTAGCCATTTCATTCTGGCAGGCGTATCTCGTGGCATCGATAGCGTGGTTGTCTGCGTCAGGGTAGGCAGAAATAAACTGCCCCTGACGATTTCTCTCGTATTCGTAGCAGGTAAATTCCCTGTATGTGTTCGGGCACCTGCGCTTATCGATGTATATCTTCCGCCGTTCCTGCAGCCACTTGATGCCGTAAGCTACACTGTCAGGCCCTTTGCGGCATCCGATAATGTTGAAACCCATGTCACGTATTTCAGCAATGCTCTTCGGCTCTGCAGAGTCGGCAATGATCGGTGCCGTGAGGTGCTTGGCGCGCAGGATTTGCGCCACAGCGCGGTTCGTGAGTTTCTGCTGGTATACTTCGTCAAAGATATATAACTCTTCCTTCTTGGCGTCATAGTGCATTTGGACGAAAGCCAACGGATCGACTGCAAAGCCAAAGTCCAGCCCGCAATGCAGCCTGTCGAATTGTGCAATCATCTCATTGCTCATGCGCAGATCCTCTACATTCTCGAAGACGGCGCCGCCTGTCCCGGTGACTTTCCCCAGATACTCATGCTCGTAGCTCTTGAGATTCTTCCCCTTCAGCTTGTCCGCTTCCAGCAGGAACTGGCTGCCTAGCCATTCCTTCGGGACCTGCAAATAGGTGGAATGGTGTATCAGCCTGTCCGCATCGTCATAGAGCTGCTCTTCGTTCACCCAGTTGTTTCTCGACTTTGGCGGGTTGAAAGAACAGAACTCCCAGTATTTATCACCGCCGCGAAGCAAAGACTGGTTCAGATTCCGGATCTCTTCCATACCGGCGAACTGGTCGAATTCTTCAAACCACACCACACCGATATAGCCAAATGGCGGCTTGATGGACTTGAGCTTCATGGGGTCATCATCACCCATGAAATAAATCTTCTGCCCCGTATGCTTCAGGGTGATTTCCGGCGGGGAAATCTTTGCGGAAAACAAACCATTAAGGCCCATAGCATCGATTCCCCATAATACCTGCGGATAAACCGATGTCTTGATGGTGTTCCCGACTTTTCGGAGTACGACCGCATGGCACTTGGGGTTCTGTAATAGCAGAATGGGAAGCATGACACTCACAAAAGACGACTTCGTACTGCCACGGCCGCCTTTCATCCAATAATGGGTATGACGGTGATGAATGATGTCTTGGAAGACGGCATCAAAAGCAGGCCCCACATGGTCCGCTACGTTAATCTCCATCATCCCCGCCCCTTTCAAACTTGAATGTAATGTGTGCCTCACCGTCAGCATCTTCCGGCCTGTCCAGCCCGTAGCGCTTCGCCAGCTGCACCGCCGCTTTGATACGATCATTAGCACCAATTCGTTTTTCTATGATTCTCGCCGCGCTGCATCCGTCGCCAACCCCTTCCACAACGACGGCTTCCTCTTTGATTTCGCCGCGCATGGAAGACGTCAGGAACTCCATCACTTCTTTTGCTTTCGCAATGCGGTTCTCCTCTATTTCCTTGAGACGTTTCTCCAAAAACGCTTTCACATAAGGCAGATCTAAGGTTTTGGATGCAATGAATCGGGCGTTCTTTTTTGAATACCCGGCTTTAATGGCCGCCTCTGTCTGGTTACCTGTCTCTATAAAATAATCTACCAGTCGTTTTTGCTTTTCCGTTAGTTCCGTATCGGCCATTACATCTGTCACCACCTCTGTTTCTGATAAATAAAAAGCACCCACTATAATAGCGAGTGCCTTAGTGTCTTACTATAAATTTAAATGCTTTCTTGCCAAGAAAATTCTATTAGTTAAATAGCATCCTTTTAACATCTTTCTTCTGGCAAACTCCTCATAACACATATCAGTAATGATATAGCCTCTGTTATGCTCATAGGATATATACCCAAATATTCCCCATAATGGATTGATAAATACCAAATCCAGCTTTATATACAAAAACCATAGTAAGGCAAATAATAAAACATTAACTATAATAGTACGCCAATCTGCTATTGAAAAACTCAAAAGCGGAATTGCGTAAGTAAATACGTAATCAATGACTTTGTCATCTGGCCTTTTTATTCCTGTTGGTTTGCACGAATTACTTGCGCCTGTTCTCCTTAATAAGAAAAAACTTAATAAAGAAATTGTAATTAATACAGAATCAACCATCATGAAAAATTTCCACTGTTGCGGATGTTCCTCAAACTCTTTAGTTTGCAATATTGCTAAAAGTATGTATAGGGGAAAATACGAAGATATAAACATTATCGAACGAGCAATCTTCATCTTGATCTTGGTCATGTTTATAACATCTCATTTCTTTTTAATTATCATCAATTCCCGTGCGCTTCCCAATAATACTACGATAATAAGCATCATTGATAATTCTCAAAATATCCATTCTTTGCTTTTTATCATCATAACGTAGCCGTGGCTTATCCCCCTCTTCTACTTCGATATCTAAATCAAACATGTCAATTACTTGCAAATACGAGAGGAATCACTTTAACAGATAAAAGAAACAGACTGTCGAATTGGGCAGTCTGTTTCTTTTGTCGCGTAATTTTCACAATACTATTATATCACTTTCAAAGTGCTGATTTGTGCTGGTCTTCTAATCAGCAATCACTTTCTCCAACTCCTCTACCGTGCGACGAGCAAGGTCTCGAGTATAACTCTTCCCATAATGCAGCCGTTCCGCCACCACCCCCCACGGCACACGGTAGAGATAATGCTCCTGTACGGCGATCTTCCCCGGACCATCAGGCACCTTCTCCATGAGCTGATACAATTCCGCCCGATGCCGCATGACACGTTCCAGCTGACGGGCAATCTGTTCATTGATTCGCTCCCGTTCCCTCTCGATATTAAGCAGCACATCAGCCAGATCGCCCTGTTGGCCGCCAGATACTTTGTCTTTATCGTATCGGATCGCCTTTACACCGGCATTATCCGCTATGATCATGTCTTTCTGCCTGCGGGACGTCTCCAGCATCCCAATCTCCCTATACACCTGTCGAAGCAAATCCAATACCCTCACTGATGCCCTCCTATGTCGATGTCATCTGTTGCCTTTTGTGGTGGCCGTTACTGCCGCTGGCTGCACAGCTTCTCGAAGAAACCACTAACCCCTCTTCCTCCGTCATCCTTGTTTCTCCTTCTTCTCACGCGGAGAATCTGTAGGTCTCCTAAACCGCACCCCGGCCTCCTCAAATAAACATTGCCTCAACTCCGCCGGCGTTACAAACCCTTTCTCTACTGTGTCGTAAAGTTCGAGACACATCTCTGCGAACCGCTCTTCCCGTCCGTCTTTCTTCCTAAGCTCACCGAAGTGGTCATGGATCACCATGACAGGGATCGCGATCAGTTCTTCAAATAGCCTTGATACGGCTTCATTTTTTGCATGTGTCGCTAATTTCGCTGCTTCCTGTTGGACTGCCTGCGAGCATAAGTCTTTTAGATACTCCGGCTTGACCGTGAGTGTGGCGTTTTTATTCTTTTGACGTTCGATCTTCCTACGCACTTGTCTGCTGAGCAGGGATCCGGTTGTGTCGATCATGATTAGCCCCTCCTTGTTAATAATATCCGTTTGCATTATCCGTTTGAATGGACGTACACCCGCAGCCCCGGCAAACTGTTTGTGGCTGTATAAAATTTTTTGCACTGAGTCATAGTTACTTGCTTATCGTCCTCATAGGCGATGCCGTTCAGCCCGTCGAGTACGACTTTCAAGATGTTGTCAATGTCTGGCTTCCCCGGCGGAAGTTTCCCCGCCAGCGCCTCTGCCTTCTTTGCCCGCGTCCATGACTTCGGGATCGAAAAGACCGCCTCGATCACGACCATCACAGCCCCCTCAAAGCAGGGACCGTGCTGCGCTGCGTAAGCCTCCGCGATCTGCCGTTCATACGACTTCGTTTTCCCCGGCGTGTAGACAGTCCCGCTTCGTGAAGAGAAGCGCGGTCTTGCTTTGCCCTGCACCTTACCCGGCACGAAGAAATATACAAAACTCATCTCTCATCTCTCCTCTCTCCGTCTTTCCGCTTCTCGCGCAGCCATAGAGTCCAGCTGAATTTTCAGCACTGCCGCATCCCGTGTCAGCTGGCTAATGTCACCCCTGCATTCGAGGGTGGTAAGCGCCATGTCTTTCATCCTGCCCCAAGCCCAATACACCAGCATCAGCAATCCGAAAGCACCGGTGTAGACAAGGAGCAGGATTTCCCACTCAGTCATGAGACCTCGCCATATATGTATCCAGCACCTCTCTCATATGGATGACGTAGTGAGAGCGTCCGTGCATATAGAACTCGTTAAACATCAGCTTATATACCGCTTCGAGCGCCTGCCCCAAGTCTTCCTTTGAATAATCAAAGACAGTCAGCTTTACAGCTTTCACTCGATCCGTACTGGACAAGTCCGCGTAAAGATGCAAATTCCCATCCAAGTCCTTGTCGATATAGATTTCTTTCGGGTCCGTGACAATAGCCCCGGATTCCGCCTGAATAATAATCATGATTCCTCCACTGTATAACCGTGAAACTCCATCCAATACTGATTGACTTCTCTCATTTTCATCAAAGCCTCTGCTTCGCTCTTGCAGAGGAAGTCTTTGTTCGTCCATTTATCATCCTTCTCGATGTAGCGATGCATCTGAAGCAATACTTTCTTCTTCGGCGTCCGCCCCGTCCGGTCCGTATAGCTCCGGATCGTCAGCTCGATGCGGTCAGCGCCCTTCACAAGATGGCTTCGCATGACTTGCCTCCCTCCTAAAATACAGATCTGTATTTTTCTGACTTTTTCTGACTGCTTACAAAATCAGCTGGTTTGCTATCATAAAAAGATATGTCTAAATCCCGAAAACTCTTTTTACGGTGAGTGAAGGGGTGGAAGGGGTGGGTGTGTATGTTAAGGAACACCCACCCTTACACCCCCATTCACCGCGTGAGATTAAACCACGACATTCTATCTATATTTCTATATAGAGTTGTCGTAGTTTATGTCGTACTTTAGCGGCATTCATCCAAACGCCTAATTCTTCCATTTCTGCCGGTTATGTTTTCATAAACCTGTATAGGCTCGTTTGCTTGCTGCAAATATCGCTGTACCGTTCTTACGGATACTTGCATCTCATCCGCCAGATTGTTCTGATTCACTACATCCCCGTTCGCTAAATGATGCTCCAGCGTCCGGATGAATTCTTCGTAGCGATCATTTTTGTTCTGCGTCTGCGTGATATTCCCCTTGACGCGGTTCCCTTCGATGCTGCCCTCGGTACGCTTCGGATCGATATCAGGGGCGAGCGTGTGGAGCGGATACTGGAAGAGGATGGCTTTCGGCTTCGGCGTCTTGAACTCGCGAAGGATACAGGTACAGCAGTAAGCGACATCGCACCCATACTGTTCCTTTTCCTCCTCTTTTAGCTCGATCGACGTCAGGTCGATGATGGCATCAGCATCGCGGGAGAAGACGCCCGAGCCGCTGCCGCGGTCGGTCGCCCGCTTGGCGCCCTGCGCGCCCTTAGAATGATGGTGGCAGTAGATGACAGAGCATCCCAGCTCGCGGCAGATGTAGTCGAACTGATTGCCAAAGTACGCCATATCGCTGGCGGCATTTTCATCACCCGTGATGACCTTGTAAATAGGGTCGACGATGATCGCCTCGAGATGCATGTCCTTACACCGCCGGACGATGATCTTCGCCAGTTTGTCCATCGGAAGCGCCTTGCCCCTGAGATCCCACACGATGAGATTGCTGGAGCTTGGATGCATCGGCATGCCCTTTGCCCGGTAGATGTGCTCCAGTCGGTCGATGAAAGATTTCTCGTCGATTTCCAGATTGATATAGAGGACTTTCCCCTGACGGCATTTCCATCCCAGAAACTCACCGCCGGACGCAATGGCAAGCGCCAGCTGCATCAGCCAGAAAGACTTCCCCGCCTTCGAGGGGCCGGTCAGTATAGCCTTGTGCCCCAGACGGAGGATGCCGTCGATCAGGACCGGATTCAGAGGCGGCGGGTCATCGATGACCGTATTGAGCGGGAGGAAAGGCGGCAGGTCATCCTGCTGCTCCTCCATCCATGCGAGCCATGCCAGATAATCCTTCTGCCCCTGATTGACGCCGATCAGAAACTGCTTCTTGCCGTTCCGCGTGACGCCCGGCATACGGGACAGGCGGGACGGGTTCTTGTTCTGCTCGTCGACCTTGAAGCCGTTTTTGTTGCAGATGTCGTAAATATGAGCGACGCGCTCATAGTATTCCTTCTGTGTCGCGGCATCGACATGGACGATGGCATGCACCGACTTCCCGCCGGAGTAGACGATGGCAGCGCATGGCAGCTGCATCTGTCGGATGAGTGCCAGCTGCTGGCCGAGAGGCAGCGTGTCCGACTCCACCAGCGCATAGCGATAATCAGTGACATTCGCATTCTTCGCCCCTTCTCCGTCCAGCGGATTGATACGGATCCATGCCCCTGCCGCCTCATTCTGCAGGCTGCCGATAGCACTGGATATCTGCTGCGAATGCTGCAGCGCCTCGACGATCTCTCCGCACGTCCGCTTACACTGGCCATTGTCGACGGGTTTCCATTTCCCGTCCTTAGCCAGAAAGGAATTCACTGCCAGCCCGACATACTCATCCGGTTTGAAGAGCGCCTGCAAATAAGAGATGAGGTCCCCTTTCGGGTCCCATTCCTCATCACTTGGCTCATGGAAATCTTCCGGCTCGACCGTCGATGGATCGATCAGGAAATCGGAATCCGTGAAGGTGAACCCCGTCACGGTGCGAACCGGTCCTTCATGACGTCCGGAGGGTTTCCACCCGCCTTCCTTCGCCCACTGTGTGATGACGGCGCCGGTGACTGGCTGCTCGCGGTCTTCGTGGAAAGACTGCCACTTCTTGACGCATTCCCCTTCATGGAACTTCCCGCCCCTGCGGCTCCACGCTTCCCAGACAGACAGGGGATAGCCCTCCTTCTGGAGAGCCATACCCACTTGAATCCATCGTTCATAGCTGTAGTCTGGGTCGATGAAGGCCAAGAGCGGCACTAGATCGATTTTGCTCATAACCGTTTACCGTTCGGGTTTGTAGTACTTCTTGATGACATTGCGCGTGGTCTGCTTGCCGTTCCACTCGGACGTTTCATGATCGACCTCGAAGTCCCCTTCCTGCCCTACGGCGGTCGTCCAGAGCGGGTCATCCGCACCGCCGATGCCGTTCTCTTTGAGCGCATCACCAAGACCGATGGCATCGAAGAAGCAGGCAAATTTCCACTTCTGGTTGCTCTTGTAGACCAGGTAATCTGTAAGGCGTGTCTTTGTTCCGTCTTCGTGATGGATGTCCATCAGGACGCTCTTCATCAGAGTGTTGTCCTTCTTCGTGAAGCCGGTCTGGCAGTCATAGACCACGAAGTGGTAACGGCCTTTGGGGATCGGGTCGAAGAGACCTCCCTTATCCTTGAAATCGTCGTCCGTAAAATCGGAAAACCCGGTAACCACCGTTGCCTTTTCCTTCTCGGTATCCGGCGTAGCATTTCCAAACTGTCCAAAATTCGGCATAGTATTTTCCTCCTAAAATGTAAAATTCGTAACTTAATGTGTGGAAATTGAGAAAAAGTCTCTCAAAATCATGATTACAAACAGAAATCGTGGTTATAGACTAAAACGGAGTGCGGATGTTGTTCAGCACATAGTATTTGAATCCCGCCCATGTATCAGGCTTGATGAGTGCTTCTACATAGTCCGCAGGGATCTTCGCCAGATTCTCGGCTTTCGCTGCGGGCTCGTTAGGGTCTACTTCGCGGATAGCCTTCAGCAGCTCCCCCTCCGTGATCGGCGAAGGGTCCGCCTCCGATACACCGAGCGCCATCAGACGCGCGAGCTCGTCATACACGTTCGTGGGCGGGGCTGGTTTCGCTTCTGCGGGCTTCGCGGCCGTTTTAGGGGTGATCCCCTTCTGCACCTTCTTCTTCGCCTGATACGCCTTTTCCATGGTGGTCTTCGGCGGCGTGACAGGACGGGCGGGGATGATAGACTGGATTTCCTTGAAGTCGAAGTCCAGAATATCTGCAAGGCCGAAGCGGTTCTTAGCGTCCGCGAACGGCGTGTGCGTCGCACGCATCCTGCGCTGACCGCCAGCTGCCTTTCCCTTTCCGTCTGCGCCCTGCCGGATGATGACTTTGTAGTCCGCGAAGAGCAAGAGATCCGCCCACTCTTTGAGAAGAGCCCCCAGTGAATTGTTCTTGCTCCCGGGGAGCTTCATCTCCCAGTGGTCATAGCTCCCGGTATCATCCGGGCGGGTGACCGTCCGCTGCATCGCGTGTGCCAGGAATACGACATTGAAGCCCATATTCACCAGCACCTCCGCATTGACCAAGAGCTTTGAGAATTCTTCAGCGAGGATCACATAGCCCTTGCCATAGCCGAATTCTTCGATACTCTTCTTGCTGCCGTTTGCCTTGCAGATGTAGGCGCTCGCCAGTTTTGCCGCCATATCCGCCGTATCGATGACGATCGTCGAATAGGGAAGCGACGGGTCGCGCTGGATCTGGTCCAGCGTACCCATGAGAGCGGGCCAGTCTTGGATAGAGTCGATGCGATCGACATCCATCCGGCGGCTGCCGCGGTCCAGGTCGAGGAAAAGCGGCGCGGGGAAATGACTGGCGAAAGTCGTCTTCCCAATGCCTTCCACGCCATATACCACGACCTTGACGGCACTCTGCTGGATACCCTTGTTGATGGTAAGCATATATACCTCCTATGATGTATTTCTAAAAGTGAATCGCCGGATGGCTATCACTTAATAGACAGATTCTGTTTTTCTTCCAAAGAAGCGCCGGGGACGGCCTTCCCTGCTTTCAAAAGCTCTTTGATAGCCAGCTTATCCGGCTTGGCCGTGATGACCTGCTTCATGAAGCACATGGGGATCATATTCTCATCCGGGATGGAGACCGTCACGGACTTTCGCCAACGGATCTGTGCACTAGGCACATCCGCCTTCTTGCCCGCTTCCAGATGCATGGCCAGATAGGTTTTAAGGCTCTCCAGCTTCTTCTGCGCCGACACGGCTCTCGCCGTCAGCTTGTCTACTTCTTCTTTGTACTGCTCGATATCCGACTGAAGATTCTTGATATACCGGCAAATGTTATCCACCTTGGACCATTTCTCCATCTCGAGATCATCCAGTGCTTTTGTGTCCAGTACTTCCCCGGTGGTGCCGTCTACGGCAGTGCCATCGGGAGTGACGAAGATATTTGCCAGCCTTTCGTCGATTTCATATAATGTTGCCATTTCTCCTCCTATTTTTATGATATGAATCCACCACATTGATAAATTCCCAATAAACATCACTCGGCATTTTGGTGGGCGGCATCTGTGCCGGAAGGTCCAGCAGATCCTCCGCCACATCCACACTCTTTCACCTGCAGCTCGATTTCGTATTCAATCGGCTCGCCTCCCAACCAGTCATCCCATGCGTCATCCGCGTGCTCCATCTCGTATCCTTCCCGTTCAAGGCGGCGGCGGGCGGCTTCTTCATCGAAGTACCCAATGCCAAGCACCATGTGATTTTCAAGCTCTGCCATGATTCCTCCATTTCTGCTATAATAGAGGCAGGAATGAGTATCAAATCCTTCCTGCCCGAGCCTTAGCAGTAGCCGCTGCCAAGGCTCTTTTCTTTTCACTGCAGCACCGCCATTAGCAGGGTGTATGCCGCGGCGCACACCAGCGTCAGCGGATATACCGCCACTTCCTTCCAGAACCTCTGGCGTGCGGCGCTGGGATCGTATTTTTTCGTGGCTACTTGAGAAGCGAGAGCCGCGGTTCTCTCTTCTTCTTGCTCGCGGGCGTCCATCATCTGATGGACGATCTCTACTGCTTCTGCGCTGGTCATGATTTATTCATCTCCCTGATTTCGGTAACCACTCTGGATGCTGCCATGTATCCGGCGGCTTTGCCCTCGTACATCCGCGCCATCATGTTCTTTGCACACAATCTGGCCCCTTCCGCTAGATTCATATTGCGGGTTTCCTCATGCCGCAAGAAATGCACCATGCTTTCGATCATCGCCTTCGACTGCATCATCTGCATAGCGACGGCAAGGGCATCAGTCTTACCTGCCAGGTAGTCTCCGACGGACTCATCCTTGCATGCGACCTGCTCGACGCCTGCATCCGCGCGAAGAGCGCCCAATTGCGCGAGGATCACTTCTCTCATTGCTTTTTCTCTCATTTCATTCCTCCTTTAGGTCGGCTCCATGGCCTTCTCCTCATTCTGTCTGGCTCGCCAGACAGAAATCCTTGTCCCTTCCTTCGCCTTTTTCAAGGCTTCCAGGAAGGTCCCCGGTCTATCTTTCAGCCCCTCGCGTGCCTTCCACTCAAGGAAGGCATCCATGTCTTTGGGGTTGAACATGAACCGCTGGCCAATCCTAAAGCAGGGGATTTCCCCTGCCCTGCAGTACCTGCGAATGGTACTTACTGGGAGACCGTGGGTCTCCGCGTATTCCTTCGCGGAGCTCCACCTTTTTTCTTTGCCCATGATGGCACCTCCTAATGGTTACCTAAGCTCCGGGATCTGTCGCAGGATGTCCCAAAGCGCCGTGTGCGGGGCGTCCATAGAGATGTTTGCCCATCTCTCACCCCATTCGAATGTCGCCTTGACCATGCAGTCGCTGGCACCACGATCGAAGATTTCGAGCGAAATGAGCGGCACACCGGCTTTCTGAAACGCCTGACAGAGCAGACCGATAGCGTCCTCACGGGCTTTTTTCTCTTTGGCGATTCTCTCGCTCCATTCTTCATCCGTCATGATTCTTCCTCATTTCTAAAGACTAATCTTCGTTAGGGATCGGAGGGCGATTCCCTCGACTTCATTTCCCCATACGTCCCATCTTGGATGCGGCTCGCGAGCAAAGAGCTCGCAGTAGGGTCCATAGGATACGCTCTCAATCATGCGACGCATCTCCTCCGGCTTTCGACTGTGGATGGTGCGCGGGGCGGTGAATCCTGTGAGCCCCTGACAGCGCTTCCCATCTGCGCCGATTTTGTAGGACGGGTGCCCCTTGATCCCAAAGAGGCAGCTCTCGGTGATGCCCCGGAAATACTGCCCGAGACCTGCGCGGTCTTTCAGCCACGTGATCATAGTCACATAGCGGAAGCCCCATGCCTCCATGACCTTGAGACCATCGGGGAGGAAATTGTTCGTCACCCAGAGATACAGGTGGCAGTCATCCGCCGCAATGCTGGGGACGTCTAGCGCCATGATGTCTTTTGTACTCATGAGCGGGTAGTGGCGATCCGCTCCCCGCTTGATCTTGCCGCCCCCCCCGTTCCATCCACGGGGGATCGGCGTAAATTGTGTGATATTTCATCCCTGCGCCTCCGTTCCGTCTCTTAAATACGGTTTTCCGTATTTTTCTTGGTAAAAAAAAGACGTGATGTTTCTTCTGCGTTTAACTCAAAGTGATCAGACACTCGATCCATTTCCGTTTGAGTAAACGGAGTTCGGTTCGCCAGTCGATCGTAAAGTGCGGTTTCACTGATAGTAAGGAACTTTGCGAATTTTCGATTTGTTCCAAAATGTTCCTTGATGAACCCTTTTAAAGAAGCATAATTAAATTTCACCGGCATTGAATATCACCTCCTTCGACATACGGTTTTCCGTATCTGTAATTATAATACACTCCATCGCGCATCTTGTCAACGGTTTTCCGTTTATTTCCTTCGTTTTTCCGTTGACTTATGGAATAAGCTCAGTTATGATATGAATAAATAGTTTTTTAATAGGAGCGTGAAGCAT